GAGCGGGCCAGAGAGACGATCCTTGAGCAGGCCAACGGCGCTGATGCTGGCCGGGGCGGACACGGTGATGGTGTGGGTCTCCTCGATTTCTTGTGCGTAGTCGAACGATACGGTCGCCGAGAAGCCCATGCACAGCAGATAGTCGCTGGGGCCCGGCGTCCAACTGCCGATGGTGTAGGTCGGCAGCGCGGTGTAGGTGATCGCTTCGACGGTGCCGCCGGCGGACTTGATCGCGGCTTCGACGGCGCTGCGCTGCAGCCACCAGTTGGTGGCGGTGGCGTGCGCGGCGATGGTGGTCTCGTCCACATAGCTGTAGCTGACGGGCCAGCCCTCCGCTTTCACGCGCGGGAATCGATAGCCGAAGTCGATATCGACCTGGTTGATAAAGCTGGAGCGGCTGGAGAGCGCGACCGAGAGCGACTCATCGATGAGGTGTGCGGCGGTAAACGTCAGGTCGGCGGTGGCGGCGGCTTCCCAGGGGGTGAGCCGCAACGCCAGGCCGGTGTTGAGGTCGAGCGAGGCGGGCACGGTCGACAAGCGATCCTGCGCGCGCGACCAGCCGCGCGCGGCGCGGTCGAAGATCACCGGCGAGTGGTAGCCGTCGGGGATGGCAGCATCGATGGCGCCGGCGCTCATGCCCTCGACGACGTTCTGCAGGTTGTCGGTGCAGCGCAGGCCGATGGTCTTGCGCACGAGATCGAGCGTCGGGGTATCGACGACGCCGGCGAACAGCCGTTGCACGCTCGCGGGGGTGCCGGTAGCGTTGTCGGCGAGATCGATGGTGATCGACTTGCCGACCCAGGCCGCGACGGTAAATGCGGTGCTGGTGGGCGGGCGCAGGGTCAGGTCGGCGATGCGCGCGCTGTCTTCTTCGGCATCGATGCGGATTTCTCCCACCACCTGGCTGGTGACGTCGACGCTGTTCAGGATCACGATGGCGGTCCAGACCGCGGCCTGGCCACCGGTGCCGGTGGTACCGGGATAGGTCTCGCTCATAGCAGCCCGACCGCGTTACACGCGGCGCGCGAGGCGAGCAGCCAGACGGCGATGGCGAGCGCGGCCACGGCAATCAGGAGGTTGTGCGGGTCAGCGTGCGGGTCGGGCATGGCTAGACCTCTTCGGCCGTGAGGGACCAATGCCAACCGCCTTCGGTGCGCGATCCGGATTCGCTCGGGCGATTGACCCAGCAGGTGAGCTGCGGGTAATACAGCACCTGGTAGCCGATGGCGCCGGAGACGGCGGCGACGGTAGCGACGTGCGAGACGATAGTGACCTCGCTGGCCAGCACGCTGCCGTCGGGCATCAGCGCCCAGGCCCACGGGGTGTGCCCGGTATCGCTGCGCCGGGCGGCCGGCAAGGTCGCCTGGCGGCTGGCGTCGCAGGCGATGGCGCGGGGGGCAATGCAGGCGATGACGAGCTGCGCGGTGGTATCGAGCGTGGAGAGGCCTGGCGGTATCCAGCCTCCACCGGTGAGGGTGGTGCGGGTCTTGCGCCAGGTGCTCTGCTTGATGCCGGTCCCGTCGACGGTGCGCAGGGTGGTTTCGCCGCCCATCGGCTCGTAGGTCTGTTCGAGGTCGAGCGCGGCGCGGTTGGGGATCTCGATCGCGCCAATCTTGAGGATGGCGGTCATCGGCGGCCCCCTTTCTGCAGGGCGACGCGGGCGAGCGAATGCTGCAGGCGGCCGAGGATGTCCTGGTCAAAATGGGCGGGGAACGAGCCGAATCCCGGGAATTGCAGTAAGGCGGGCATGCCGCTGCTCTGCGGCGTGCTGGGCGCGCGTGGCGCGGCGAAGTTCATCCGGGTGACCAGTCCGCCGTTGGCGTAGCCCTTGAGCGCGGCCATGCCGATCTGGTTGAACCGGGTCAGCAGGGCGAGCGCGCCGGGTTGGCTGACGACTTCTGAGCGGGTGACGAATTCGCGGGCGTGGACAATGCCTGCCGGCTGGTACTTGCCGCCGGGGCCGGTGTAGCCGCCACCGGCAAACGCGGACACCATGCTGGAATCCGACGAAAACGAGTTGGGCGCTGGTGCAGCGCCGCCGGCGGAGACCGTATTCACGGTGACCGTGACGGTCTTGTCCTGCAGGCCGTCGAGCTGCGCCTGGATGCTGGCTATGTTGGCCGTGGCCTGGTCAATCTGCACGTCGAGCAGGACGTTGGCCGCCTGGTTTTGCAGATTGGTGATCTGTGCCTCGATTTCCTTGAGCTTTTCGGTTTGCGAAACGGCGGTCTCGTCGAGCTTGGCGGCTTCCTGCTCCTTGATCTTGGCTTGGGTCTCGATTGCGATGGCCTGCGCTTCGGCGAGGCGCTCGACAGCCTGCGCACGTTGCTCAGGGTCTGCAATTTTTTCAATAATCTTTTCGGCGCGCTCGGCATCTTTCAGCGCGTTTTTCGCAAGGCCTGCCGCATTTCCTGCGCGGCCATGCTGGGCGGCCATTTGTCCTAGCAAGGCTGATTGCATTGCAGAATCAACCAGCGTTGAACCGTCTAATTCAGATTTTGCGTTTCCGTAGACCATACGCAATGGTCCGGAATTGTCTTTTGCCGCTAGATATGAACGTTTTGTAAAGGGGTTCCGAAGATGAAAGAGTGTGAATCGCTAGAATTTGAGCTTTCTCAAGTCGATTTTTTGCTGCCTGAAACAGGCTATTTGCGTGAGGAATCCGCTGGATTCAGCTTTGCAGCGCGCGCATTTTCGACCAAATCGCGCCGGAGTTATCGATTCGCCTCGTCTGAATTGCGCCTGCGTGAGATTCTTCCGGATGAAATTGCAGACGGAGAAGCCTGGCATGTGATTAGCTCAGGCGATATCGATTCGCTGTCCTTTGTGGCCCACCTGGTTCGTAACCATCGACTCGATTATCTCGGATTGTCGACCTGGTGCATGGCACTGCCTGACGTGCTCCAGATGGGGGAATGGCTGGCCGATGGAACCATCGCCAGGATAGACGCCTACGTCGGCGAGATTTTCCCCGGCAGCTATTCGTCTGAGCACGCCGCATTGTGCCGAGTCGTCGCCTCTTGCGATGGCCGTGTTGCGGTGTTCCGGAACCATTCCAAAGTCTTTCTGGCCCGCTCCGGCGATCGTGCTTGGGTCGTGGAAAGCAGCGCCAACATCAACACCAACCCGCGCACTGAAAATCACTGCATCACTGCCGACATGGGCCTGTACCTGCATCACAAAGCCTATTTCGACAGCATCAAATCGTTCAACCGTGACTTCGACAGCTGGCAGCCTGCCCCGTGAGTACTCCATCACCTGCAGGAAGAGGGATCACGCACAATGCAGCATCTAACCTGCTCGGTCTCCCGCCTGCCGATCTGGAGCGTCTGGTGAATGCCGGACATATCCGCCGCAACGACAAAAACAGCTATTCCGTCCCCGTGCTGGTGCAAGACTACATCGCGCACATCCAGTCCAAAGCGCAAGGCAACGAAACGCACCCCAAGCAAGCCGATGTCGCCGTTCATCTCGACATCTCTGACCGCACCGTCCGTGAACTCGAAGCCAAACTCCCGGTCCCTGCCGATTACACCCTGAGCGCATTTCGGGTGGCCTACCTGCGCCACCTGCGCGAAATCGCCGCCGGCCGATCAGGAAACGGCGGGCTAGACCTCGCCGGAGAGCGCGCCGCCCTGGCCAAAGTCCAGCGCGAACGCATCGAAATGCAAAACGCCGTCACGCGCCGCGAGCTGGCGCCGGTCATCCTGATCGAGCAGGTTCTGGCCAAGGCCGGCAGCAAAGTCGCCAGCATTCTCGATGCCATCCCGCGCATGATTCGCCGCCGAGTTTCCGCGCTCTCGGCAGAAGACCTGAAACTGATCGCCGAAGAAATTGCCCGCGCCCGCAACATCGCCGCCGCCATCCGCATCGAAGACTTGAACGAAGACCATACGGATGCAGACGACGACCAACCCATCGCTGACGACCCAGACGACTGATGGACCTCTCCGAGATCAACCAGATCCATCAGCTCGCCGTCGCAGAATCCCTCGTCGCCGGCTTGAAGGGGTTTTCCATCCCCGACCCGCTCAGCCTCGCTGAATGGGCAGCAAAGCACTTTTACCTGTCGACCGAATCCTCATACGACGAGCAGGCCTGGAAAGCGTGGCCTTATCAAGAAGCCATCATGGCCTGTATCTCGAACGACGAAATAGAAGAAATCGACTGGATGAAATCCGCTCGCACGGGAAACACCAAGATCATGCTGGCCGCGATCGGGTATTTCGCCGAGCACAAGCGCCGCAATCAAGCCATGTGGCAACCGACAGACGACGACCGCACCGAATTTGTGAAGACCGAACTCGACACCATGCTGCGCGACGTCGCCATCATGCAGCACGTATTCCCGTCGCACATCTCACGCCACCGGGACAACACCCTCAGCCAGAAGAATTTCATTGGCAGCACCCTGCACCTCAAAGGCGGGAAGGCCGCGAAAAACTACCGCCGCATCTCGATCGACGTCGGCTACATCGACGAGGCAGATGCCTTTGACCGCGACGTGGAAAAGGAAGGCGACCCCTACACGCTCGCCGCCAAGCGTGTCGAAGGATCAACATTCCCGAAGATGGTCGTCGGCGGCACCCCGAAATCCAAAGGGTTCAGCCTGATCGAAGACCGCACCCTGCTGGCCGACGAGCGATTCCGCTTCTACATCCCGTGCCCCCATTGCGAAAAACTGCACCTGATCACCTGGGGTGGCAAGGACGAACCTCATGGATTCAAATGGCGTCTGAACGAAGACGGAGAGCCCGACCCGGACAGCGTCCGCCATCTCTGTCCGCATTGCGCCAGTTTGATCACGCAAGGCGAATACCTGTCCGTCTGGAAGCGCGGAATATTTGCCAACAAAGACCGCAGCATCTTTCTCGATGGCGCCGGAGTTTTCAAGGACGCCGACGGGAACATCCTGCCGGCACCGCGACACCTCGCCTTTCTCGGCGTGTGGACCGCCTACAGTCCGGCCGCCAGCTGGCAGCAAATCCTCCGCGACTTCTGGGCAGCGCACAAAAAAAAGCAGGCCGGAGACAACGGCCTGATGAAAGCCTTCGTCAATACCACCCTCGGCGAGCCGTGGGAAGAAGCCCTCGAGAAAACTGACGCCGACGACATCAAGGCGCGCGCAGAACCCTACGCCCTGGGCACTGTCCCGATGGGCTGCGTCCTGCTGCTGTGCGCCGTCGATACGCAAGACAACCGCCTCGAAGCCACCGTGCGCGGCTATGGTCGTGGCTGCCAGACCTGGACCATAGCCCACAAAATCTACTACGGAAGCCCCGGAGAAGATGCGGTATGGAACGACCTTGAAGAACTCCTCTTTGACACCGAATTTCAGCACTCCAGCGGAAAAACCTTGCGCATCTTTGCGACATCCATTGACACCGGCGGTCACTTCACACAAGCCGTCTACGATTTCGCCTTTCGCCACTTCCACCGCAACGTCTTTGCCCTGCGCGGATCTCCAGGCCGTGAGAAGCACATAAAAAATGGCGTTCAAAAAGTGGACATCGACTGGCGCGGCCGCATCAAGAAGCGCGGCCTGCTACTTTGGCACGTCGGAACGAACCTCGCCAAAGACCTCCTGCACAGCCGTCTGCAACTCACGCGCTACGGACCCGGTTACATGCACTTTTCAGACGAACTCACCGACGAATGGTTCAAGCAGATCGCCGGAGAAGCCCGCGCCGAACGCCAGGGAACGGGCGCCAGCGAAACCCGATGGATACCCCTTCGCAAGCGCGTTGAAGCCTGGGACTGCGCCGTTTACATCGTGTGGCTTGAAACGCATTTCGAACTTGCCAAAAAGCCAACCAAGTTCTGGACCGTTCTTGAAGAAAAAGTGCAACCCGCAATACTCGATCTGTTTTCGGCGCCGCAAGAAACAGAAAGCAAAGCGCCGGAATTACAAAAAGCCGTACCAGCCAACGCCCACCCCGCGGCAGCCCCCGCGGCGCCACAGAAAAAACGCCCCGCGCCACCGCGCCGCATCGCCCCCACCATTGGATGGTAGCCCATGGATTTTCTCTCGTTCGCCCTCGATCTCGTCGCCGCCGAAATGAAACTGCCGCGCGAACACCTGCGGCCGCTGGAGCGCAAGATCAGGCGGGAGCAGGGGGGCGACCGTCACTACATCGCCAGCGTACAGGCGCTCGACTGCCTGCAGAAACACGACGCCATGCGCGCCGCACTCGCCGCCGGCGCATCGGCCAGCGCGGTGGCTGAGCGCTTTGGCGTTTCCCGGCAGCACGTCTATCGAGTTGCCCGAGTGTCACCCACCAACCAACCATCGCCGAGATAAAAAATGAAATCTGCAATTCTTGAAATTAGTCCAGAAATGTTCCAAACAGTATTTCAGCTGCCGACTGATGCCAAAGTTGTTGGAGTACTAACGGATATCGCCTGAATTCACCGGTTGCCGAAGGCAGTCCGGTGGAATGACGGGTTGTGCGGCAACTGCTCAAAAGTCGGCGCTGGTGAGACGGCGCCAGAAAGGAAAGAAGTGAAAGTTTTAGTGGCATGTGAATACAGCGGCAGGGTACGCGATGCGTTCGCGGCAAAGGGGCATGACGCTTGGAGTTGCGACTTGCTCGAAACGGAGCGACCCGGCAAGCACTACCAGGGCGACGTGCGCGACATGCTGGCGCAAGAGTGGGATTTGATGATTTGCCACCCACCATGCACGCACTTGGCTGTGAGCGGTGCTCGGAACTTTGCCCGGAAGGTTGCCAGCGGAGAACAGCAGGAGGCATTGGATTTTGTGCGGATGCTGCTGGATGCGCCCGTGCCGAAGATTTGCCTTGAGAACCCGGTGAGCATTATTTCGACGCGCATACGCAAGCCGTCGCAGGTTGTGCAGCCGTGGATGTTCGGACACGGAGAAACCAAGGCCACATGCCTTTGGTTGAAGGGCTTGCCAAAACTGCGCCCAACGAACCCGGTAGATGGCCGGAAGCCGAGAGTGCACCACATGCCGCCGGGGCCGAACCGATGGAAAGACAGGAGCCGAACCTACGAAGGCATTGCCCTGGCGATGGCCGAGCAGTGGGGGTCGGATTTGACGCACAACGCTGAGGTAACCGGCGCATGACGGCGGCTTTATCGCCGGCAGGCGTCCGCGTTGACCGCCGTGTTATGCCACACGGCCAATACGGGTGCATCTTGGCAGACCCGCCCTGGGCGCTGGCGATGGCTGGGCAACGGAAGCGCGCCAAGGAAGGCACGAAGCCAGAAGCCTTGCCGTACCCGACCATGACGCTTGAGGAGATTTGCGCCTTGCCGGTAGCCGACTTTGCGGCAGAAGACTGCCACCTGTGGCTTTGGACAACGAACCAGCACCTGGAAGATGGATTCAGGGTGATGAGGGCGTGGGGTTTCAAGTACCTAGCCCCGGTGCATTGGGTGAAGCCGACCGGCATGGGGAATTGGTTTGTGCATCGGTCGCAGACGATGCTTTTCGGCTACCGACAGAAATGCCGGTTTCCGCTGGCGCGCTACCGGCCGAACGTGTTTCAGACCGGCGACCCGAAGCGGCACAGCGAGAAACCGGATGCGAGTTACGAACTGATCGAGGCGGTAAGCCCCGGCCCTCGATTGGAGCTTTTCGCACGCCGCAAGCGTGGCGACTGGCACACATGGGGCAACGAGGTTCCGTGCGACGTGAGCATGGGGCATAACGCCTAGCTAACCGGCGCAGGCGGCTTTATCGCCTGCGTCCGGGTTGAGCGACGTGTTATACGGCGTACCGCCAGGAATGATAGTTTTCCCACTCTCGTCAAGTCATCGATCGAGCAGTTTTTCAACGCATGGACAACAGGCTCCGGTATCTATCTGCTTATATTACCTTGCCGCTTGTCCGATCTCTATGAAGCCTATTGCCGATATTGCAGACGTCACGAAATCAAGGCACGTCCGCAAGTCCACTTGAATGGATTTTTGTTGGCTCATGAAAATTGGGTAATTAAAAAATGCAAGATAACGCATTGGGAAAACAACGAAAAAATTACAACCATTGAGCTCGTTGTGTTTCCTCCAGAAAGCCTGGTAGCATATTTCTCTCGCGACAAGGTGAGGCCAAATGAAGACTATATTCGGGTATGCATGGCAAGGTTCAAGGCAAGTATGAATGGTATGTTTGGATAGTCTCTTTGCAGCTCCTGACGTGTCACCCCCCCCGCCTTAACCACGTGACACCGCGAGCGTAAAACGCTCGCATGACCTATCCTGTCCCGACCGCCGTACCCGCCACGCTGCGGGCTGGCGACACCGTCACCTGGCGCCGCTCGCTGTCCTACTTTCCGGCCAGCGACGGCTGGACCCTCAGCTACGTCCTCGTCAAGTCCGGCAGCCAGATCACCATCAACGCCAGCGCCGACGGCGCCGACCACGTCGTCGAGGTGCCGCTGGCCACCACCGCCGCGTGGTCACCGGGCACCTACACCTGGCAGGAGCGCGCCACCAAAGCCGGCAAGACCTACACCAACGCCGTCGGCGTGCTGCAAATCCTCGCCAGCTTCGCCGCCGCGACCAGCGGCCTCGACGCCAGAACGCACGCACAGAAAACGCTCGACGCGCTCGAAGCCTGGATCGAAGGCCGCGACATCGCTGTCGCTGAATACCGCATCGGCGATCGCCTGCTGAAAACCATTCCTATCCCCGATCTGCTGATCCTGCGCGACCGCTACCGCCGCGAGGTGCGCGCCGCATCCGGTGTTCCGCAGTCCGGCCGCGTTTACCTGAGATTCTGATCGATGCAGAAACCGGGCCTTGTCTCCCGCGTGGCCGCCGCGTTTCGGCGGGCCATCGCCCCGCAGCAACAGCGCGGCTTTGCCGCCGCCAAACTCAACCGCCTCACCGACAGCTGGCGCCTCACCGCCGAACGCATCGACGACGAAATCAAAAACGACCTCGACGCCCTGCGCATGCGCTCGCGCTCGCTCGAATTCGACAACGATTACGCGCGCCGCTATCTCGACCTGGTAGAAACCAACATCATCGGCGACAGCGCCCCGCGCCTCGTCTCGCTGGTCGATAACGCCCCCGGACAACCCGACACCGGCGCTCGCTCGGCGATCGTCAAAAGCTGGCTGGAGTGGGGCAAGCGCGCTGTCTGCGAGGTATCGGGCGGCTACTCCTTCACCGGTCTGTGCCAAGCGATTGTCCGCTGCACCGCGCGCGATGGCGAATGCCTCGTGCTGCCGAAATATGGCGCCGCCGCCGGCAACAAATGGGGCTTTGCCCTGCAGCTGCTCGACGTCGACCGCCTCGCCACCTGGCTCAACCGCGCGCCAGATAGCACGCAGAATGCTATCGTTGCTGGCGTTGAAGTCAATGACGTCGGCCGCCCGGTGGCTTACCACTTCAACACCGGCCCGCTGACCGCCAGCAACGCCCGCGCCTCTACACGCGTTGCCGCTGATGCCGTGCTGCACCGCTTTGTGGCGCAGCGCCCGGAGCAGCGCCGCGGCGTGCCGTGGTGCCATGCCGCCATGCTCAGCATGTACTACGCCGGCGAGTTCGCCGTCTCCGCGCTCGTGGCCGCCAAGCACGGCGCCGACCATCTCGGGTTCTTCGTCTCCCCTGACGGCAGCGCCCCGCCGCTCGGCGATGAAAAAGAAGACGAGCCAGGCTCCCGCATCGCCAGCAGCGCCCCCGGCACCTGGGACACCATTCCGCTCGGGTACGACATCCGCAACGTCGACAGCAAATACCCCAACGAGGTGTTTGGCCCGTTCCTGAAATCCGCCTATCAGCGCATGTCCAGCGGCCTGCCCGGCGCCAGCTACCCCGAGTTGTGTAACGACTACGAGGCCGTCAACTTTTCCTCGATCCGCGCCGCCATCCTCTCGGCGCGCGACGAGTGGCGCAAGCGCCACATCTGGTTCGCCGAGGCCTGGCTCGAACCCATTTTCGCCGACTGGCTGCGCTTTTCCCTCGCGAATCGCGTGATCCTGCTAGACAACGGATCCCCATTGCCGATCGCCAAGGCCGACAAGTTCGCCGCGCATGCCTGGCAATTCCGCGGCTGGTCGTGGGTCGATCCGCTGAAAGACATGCAGGCTGCCCGTGAAGCCCTGGAGCTACGCATCACCTCTCGGACGCGCCTCGCCCGCGAGGCCGGAAACGACATCGAAGACATCTTTGACGAGCAGCAAGTCGAGGAAACCACCGCCGCAAAATACGGCATCGACCTCTCGCTCAACACCCCGAAAACCGCAACCGCACCCGCAGGAGAACCCCCGCAATGACCATCGTATTGACCAAGGATGTCCGCGTCGGCGGCTCTGTTCTCGCCAGCGGAACCACGCAAACGCTCGCCGCAGATGTTGAGGCTGATCTGGTTGCAAGAGGCGCCGCCACGCCAGTAGGGCTGTCACCAGGCGTCAGCGCTCCGGGATCCAATCACATCGCGGAGCACGCGGCGATCGGATTGCAGCACGGCGGGAACAAAAACTGTCCGCTGATGCTGAAAAGCGTCTGTGGACGATTCATCAAAAACACATCGGCATCGAACCGAACCACCAGCCTGCAATTTACGCTGGCGACGCATTACGATCGAGTGCGGATTATCCTGCCCAATCTGCACACGGCAGCAATTGACAACGTGCGCGTGTGCGTCGCGCCGACAAACACTGATGGCGGAGATACGCAGACGACGGCGATGGTTTATCCCAGTGGCGGTGAATCAACGTGGGTGGATGCAACATTCTCCAGTGCCGCAAGCGGGAGCTTGGCGCTTTCTGACGGAACAATGCCATCATTCACCGCGACCGACTGGATCGACGTGTCGTCAATCGACCGAACCGATGGCGGCTCATTGCCGGTGCTACTGGTCCGCATCGAGCAGCCTGCCGCCGCAGGGTTCATGACCAACCCGTTCTCCGATTTGGCCAACATGGCCAACAAAGCCAGCGTCGGGCAAAGACCCTACCGCGCTGCAGCCATGGCCGTGCTTGGCGTTACCACCAAGGCATCAGTCAACGCTGCTGCATATTCTGCCAACCATCAAGCGGCAATTGTGCAGTACGCGCCGAGGACCAAGGCAAAAACGGTGATGGCCTTCGGCGACTCGCTTACCGAGGGGTCCGGCGGTGTGTCAATCAACACCTACTCCTGGTTGCACAAAGCCTGCGAGGCGGCTCACACGAGCGCAATGCCGATCGAAATTGCCAATTTTGGCTGGGGCGGAAAAGACTCAAATGAGTTCTACGACATGGCCAGCGTTTTCGCGCCGATGTGCAAAAATGCGCTCGCGTTTTACGCGGCTTTCACGCCAAACAGCTCGCTGGTTGCGGCAAACGTCGACGTCTTCCGACGTTATACCGCTAGATTCCTGGAGTTGTGCGATACGTACGGCATCACCCCGATCCTGGATACCGGCATTCCGTCAACCTATGGCCTGGCGCAAGGTAAAAACTGGGCAGCAGTGGACAATCTGCGGATCGCCAGAAACGCGGAATTGTTGCTGAGCGGGTTCCCTGTGGCCGATTTTTCGAGCGTGATGACCGGGGGATTCAATGCGACGAACACCTTGCAGCGCGATATCGTTGCCGCGTACACCACAGATGGCCTGCACCCGAATGATGCCGGCGCCGATGCCATGTACAGAATTGCCGAGGCAGCCATCAGAAAAGTAATCTCCTGAGCCTGTCACCCCCCCCGCCTTAACCAGGTGACAGCCCCCGCGTAAAAAGCGATTCATGGAGGTTTTTTCATGAGTCGCTTTTTTTCGCTGTCCCGCCAGGCCCCGCTGCAGCGCATCGCGCCGCCCGGCGAAGACCACCCCGCCGACCAGCCAGGCGCTGACATTGTCGTGTCCATCGCTTTCGCCAGCGATCTGCCCTACGAACGCTGGTGGGGTATCGAGGTCCTCGATTGCTCGCCCGAGGCCGTCCGCCTCGATCGCCTCAACGACGGCGCCGCGATCCTCTACAACCACAACTGGAACGACCTGCGCGGTCACCACGTCCCGCAGTCCGTCGTCGCCGACGGCCATGTCGTGCGCGGTGACGCCATCATCTCCTGGGCTTGCGACGAGGGCAAAACCATCGCCCTCATTACCGGCAACCACCTCACCAAAGCCAGCGTTGGCTACGAGGTGCACGCCGTCGTCGAACAGACCACCACCAAGTCCGGAGACCCAATTTCCCGAAATCTCGACGGCCGCCTGTTCGGCCGGGTGCTCGAACGCTGTCAGCGCGAGGCCCCCGGCGATCTGGCCGTTTTCCGGCGGGCGCTCGACCACGCCGCCGGACCCTTGGACCGGGCTGCGGATGCTCCAACAACCTATCGCGTCATCGATTGGGAGCCATTGGAAAACTCGCTCGTCACCGTGCCCGCCGATGCCAGCGTCGGCGTCGGGCGCATGGCCGACCGCGACACCGCACCACCCCAAACCCCCGCCAGCATCCCCGAACCCATCCCGCAAGGAGCAAGACAAGTGACCCCCGAAGAAATCGCCGCCCTCAAAGCCGCGGCAACCGCCGATGCCCTGCAACGCATCAAGAACATCGAATCCCTGGCCAAGCAATTCGAGAGCTTTGGCCTGGGCGAACTGCCCGCGCAAGCGATCCGCAACGGCACCAGCGCCGAGGATTTCACGAAGCAACTCATGGCGCACGTCGCCCAGCGTGGCCAGGCCTGGACGCCTGAAATCGGCCTGAGCGCGCAGGAAGTCAAGCGCTACTCGA